ACCGTTATCTTTGTCACGCCCTGTACCTTGTCCGTGGTATGGCCTTTGCCTCTCCATGTAAGTTCCGTGATATCCTTGGTGATGCGTTCAGTGTCCAGCAGTCCGATGCCTCCCGACTTGAGTACCGAATAAGAGAACCTGCCGTAGTCCACATCGGCCGTCGAAAGGAAATAAAGGTCTCGTCCCCGCTCAATCAGTGTCCATCCGAAGAACTTGCAGAACTCTTCCAGCACACTCAGGCACGTGTCACTCTCGTATAGTTCCTCTTCCTCGTCCAGATAGTCCGCGTCCGTTTCCGAAAAGAAGTTGTACCGCGATATCTCCATGTAGAACGGATAAAGATACGGATAAACGGCCGTTGCGCCCTCCGCATCGCTGAATTCCTTCGGAATGTAGATGTTTTTCCAGTCTATACCCGCCGGCTGCAAACATTCATAGATCAGCTCGCGGAACTTCACGATTCCCATATTCGCCGACGTGTCCAGATACATTCCGTCCAGATAGCCCAGTCCGCTGATGACCGGAAGTTCCACCTCCGCCTTCACCGTCTGCCAGTCGCTTGTGTACACGTCCGGCTTCATGTAGCCGCAGAAGGTTATTTCTCCGTCCACCGAACACTCCACATAGTGGTGCGATGCATGGTCAGGAACGAGGCCTTGCAGATTGCCCTCATCAATCACACGGATATAGCCGGACTGCGTGCGTACCGGCACCATGATGTCATCGTCGTCCGCTTCCTCCGTCTCAAACGGCTGTGCGGAAGGCGTGAGCTGCATGATGTCGCCGCTCCAGTCCTCATCGTAGATGTCCACGCGGACACTGCGATCAATCCTGTCCTTGAATTGTATCTGCCATCGAATCTTTCTCATGTTCCTTCTTGTTCATGCGTCCTTCCATCACCTTGGCCCTCCGCCTCAGCTCTTCCAGCCGCCGTTCATGTTCCTGCCTGCTCTCCGCTGCCGTGTCCTCGTCCTCTTCGTCCCACGGAAAATCCAGCTCCAGCTCCTTGCCTGTCTCCACTTTGTGGATCAACCTGCATAAGAGCCTCGTCTGCTCCCACTGTTGCCGGTATCTGCGGTTCAGTCCGGTGATGTAATCATTCGCCTCCCGCAGTCCCATGTGATTCAGAAAATAGTCGGGGCTCAGCCCGCCTTCGCCGCACACCAGCGAATACACCTCATGCGCACTCAGTCTTTTTTTTTATTTTCCTCCTTCTCTTCCTTCCGGTCCTGCGCCGTGGTCAGCACCTCCATACGAGCTTTATAATAGTCGGCCAGGCTGCGCACCAGCTGCATGTCGTTCAACGCCTCGACGAACTCGTCCAGCGTGACGGTGCAGCCTTCATTCGCCCTAATCAGAATACACCACCACATGACGTGCATACACAGTGTCTTCCGCGGCTCGAACGGCAGCGCAGTGCCGCACACTTCCTCGTACGTGTACATCGGCCCCCACACGGAATCAAACGAGAATTCCAGTTCCTGTCCCTTGATGTTGATTTTCATGGTGCGCCTTATTTATCGTCTGCCACCTTCTTCAACGCGCCCACACCTGTAAGTGTCAGTGAAATCTTGCCGTTGTCTCCGTTGCTGCCCTCACGGTCCAGTGCGGTGATCAACGCCTTGCCCGTATAGCAATTCACCGTCGGTGCCGTCCATCCTGCGTCGGGAAGGCCCTCGTCGCTCTGATTGGTCGGTACGCCAACGGTCACCTCCACCGGCTCGTCGCTCGTGTAGAGCTCGAACAGTGTGTCGAATACCTGGTCGTAAGTGGTGGCCGCATCCGGTGTGTCGATTGAATCGTTCGTGGCCGTCCAGCCCCGTTTTCCCACTTCGCTGTTTCCCCAGATGCCATCATCCTTACAAGAGCTGTCCTGCGTGTCGGCTGTCAGTGACAGTTTGCAGGTGGTGCTCAGTGCCACTACCTTTCCGGCGATCCACAACATGAGGTCGCGTCCCTTCAATGATTTCTTCTTTCCCATAACTTAAAAAATATTATTTGTCAAACGTATTAAAATTGAATGTCACCGTGAACGCGAATGCGTCCACTGCGTCGATATAGTCTTCCGCGTAGCCTGCCAGTGTGCAGTCTGTTACTTCGAAATCGTTGTACTGTGCGGTCACGCCCTCGAACAGATAGCGGATTCTGTTGGCCAGCTCGATGCCCGCTTCGTAGTCCTTGTGTACCACGGCCACGCTCACCGTCACTCTGTCCTCCTGCCTTCCGTCCTTGGTACTTTCGTCCTCGATGCCTTCTTTCTCGTACACGATGAATGGGTATCGTGGCGTACCTCCCACGATGACTATCGGATAGATGCGTTTCTGCACCTCGTCCGATACGGCCTCATCAGACTGCAAAACGGTCTTTATATGCTTGCTTATAAGTATGCTCATTGCTGTTACCATCTTTACTTAACCGACGTTTTCATGCCGTTAGCATACCTTTTAACTGTTACCCTTTTCCACCAGCATCTTTTCTATCGCAGCCACAAGGTTCCCGGATGCCTGTTCGATACCAGGATCCGCCGCCGCTGCGAAGAAACCGCTTCCCGATAGGCTTCCACGGCTTGCCGGCCTCATCGTTCCGCCGTTGGTGATGCGGTTTGCGGTGCCGGCGTTCAGGAATTTCAGGATGAAGTTTCTGTTTTCCCCTCTGTATGCGTTCAACTCACGGGTACGCTTTGATATCTTTCGCACCCGCTTGATACCGCTCTTTCCTCCGGTGGAATGGCTCGCCTCCACACCCATCGTCTTTACCTTCGTCCTGTACTCGATGGACACGTTACCGCCCAGCACTTTCTTATACATGCGGACCTTGACGGCACGGCTCGCCCCCCGTCTGTCGCTCCTCATGCTCGACCTCGCTGCCTGCTGCACCTTCTTCTTCACGGCGTTCAGTTCCCTCCGTATGGTTTTCCGGATATCCTTTTTCATGCCGTCGGTCATGTCCATTTCATGTAGCAGCTCCACCACTTCATGTCCGTCTATTTTCAGTTTCATGCTGCGCCTCCTTATCCTCTTTGAAATACAATCTCCCCTCGTCCTGTCCGCTTGCCGTAGTTGTTGGCCACCGTAATAATCTGTTCGCCGTTTATGACGGTGCGGCTACCGCTGCCCGCTCCGAGGCCACGTCCCGAATGGATGCTGTTATACAGTCTCTTCTGGTCGGCCTGGTTCATCACCATCTCACCGGAAGACACTCGCGCCACGATACCGTCCTGGAAGTCCGTACCCGGAATGATGGGACCGCCCTCCGCGAAGTTCTTAATCTGCGCGAATATGCTGACCACTGACGCAAGAGCAGTGAACATAGCCGGAATGTTCCCCGGCCACGGCACCTTTGCCGCCCCCTCGACGGCCTCGGCCGTTGCAAGAGCCTGGAATTTCGGAATCAGTTCCGCGATGGCTCCCATCGAATTGAACACGCCCGCCAGCGAATCGTTTCCGAACGCACTGGCTGCGCTGCCCGCCGCAAAGAAAGCGTCTGCCGTGCTCTCCATGTTCTCCTGCAGTTTCTTCGCACGTTCCTGACCCTCTTTCAACCGTTTGTTCATCTCGGCCAAAGGATCATCAATCTCCTCGATGTTCTCGTCTATCTGCATGTCCACCTTCACGATGGGGATTTCTCCGCCCTGCAGATAGGCCATCGCCTTCTCGCCCAGCGGCGTGTCGTACTGGTGCGACCCCTCGACGAACTTCATCTCCGTCACTACCGGCTCGGCGTTCCTATACTTCTCCTCGCTCTTCATGCCCTCATAATATCCCTTCGTCACCTGATAGTCCTTTTCGTCGGTTACCAGCTCCGGCTGCTGCCATTGGTCGCTTGATGATGCGGAGACTTTCGCACCCTTCGTTGTCCCACTCTTCGAAGAGGTACCCTTCGTGGCACGCTCGTAGGTCCTTTGCATGGATGCGAACGCCTCGTCTGCGCTCCATGCCGATTGTTGTATCTCCGCGAGTTTATTCAGCCAGTCGTCGCTGTGCTTAACCAGGACTTCATTGTATGTGATGGCCTGCAGGTACTGCTTGTTCAGTGGCGCCAGCTCCTTGTTGATTGCCTCCGTGTCCACCTGCCGTACGGGACGTGCGCTCAAACCGTAGCCTACCGTCTCCCACTTGGTATTCCTGTTGGTGATTTCGGCCACCTGCTTTCTGTACTCGTCATACTGCTTCGCCCATTCCTTCTTCTGCTCGTCGCCCGCCAGTCTGACGTCTTGCTTCAACACGTTGTCGATGTCGTCCTGTGTGATCATCGAAGCGTCCAGCCGGTTGCCCTCCACCACGAGCTTTGCCACTGCGTCGGCACTCGCCGCACCGAACTGTGTGGTGATGTCCTTCTGGTCTGACAGTATCTCCAACATTTTCTGTTGCGCTGCTTTCCGCTGTTCCTCCGTGGCTTCCTGGTCCTTCAGGATGGCAAGCTGTTGTTGAAACTTCGCCGTGTTCCTCGATGTGAAATATCTGTAACTGATGGTCGTATTCCCCAGCTGGTCTAGTGCCATTTGCGCCTCGCGTGCCTTGCTGATAAGCATATCCAGTCCGGTACTGAACGCCGTGAAGTCTCCGGTGCTGATGGCGGAGAAGAATTCGTTTACCGTGGTGTTTGCCGACCGCATGATGCGGTCCCATTCGTCCGATGTAGTCTGGCTTCCTGCGATCACTCTGTTAAATGCCTCTACCCCTCCCATTGCAAGTCCCACACCTCCGGCCAGCTTGCCGATGGTGCCTGTCACTCCGGCCAGCACTCCGTCCAGCGTCATATTCTTGTTTACAAAGCCTTGAATGCTCCTTTGCGCGTTCGCTATTGCCTTTTCAAACTGCCCGCTCTCCGCTTTGAATTCAACCCTTACGCTTCTTCCCATAATTTAATTTTTAAGAATCAAGAAATAAAAATGGGGATGAATCAACTCCATCCCCATCTCCAATACTAATAACTAACTTGAATTATGAAACTATGACTTACGATTACGCTGTCTTGGTCTTGTAGAGTGCGAACGCCTCGGAACGCAGCGTGGTCAGTGACCATTCCGTGTTCAGCGTCACGATAATCTTATCGGAACCTGCGCCCGTGTAAGGATCCACAATCAGGCGTGCCTCGCCGTACTGGTTGGCTGCCAGATATGCGAACGCGCCGGCTGCGATATATTCCGCACTCGACTTCGTGCCGTCCGCTCCGTAGTTGATGAAGTTGGTACAGAATACGGGGTAGCCCGCGATGGTACCGTTTTCAATGATCATGCGGCCGCTGCCTGCATCCTTCGGGGTGCTCTCCAGTTCGGCCTTCATGTTCTCGCTCATGACGTAGCAGAAGCCCAGCATGTTCACGCCGGTAGCTGCCACCGCACCCTTCATCTTAATAAGTTCCTTGAAGGTAGGAACGCTGCCGGCGAAAGTGCCCTGCTCCTTCGCACCTGCGAACGGGCCCTGGATGGGACCTGTCAACTTCTCGTGGGTGAAGGTTACCTGATTGATGGTGCGCTCCACGCCGTTCTTCAACTGCTCGATGATCAGACTGAGCAAATCGGTGTCGCTGTCGTTCAGTGCCTGGTTGGTTACCTCGGCCTGCACGGCGATACGGCCCTTCTTTACCACGATCTTATCCATGTCGATGCCCGTGGGGTCGATCTTTACGTTCTCACCCTGGATGGACGCTTTCACGCTGCCCAATACCGGCCACTGCAGCGTGCCCTTCACGCCTGTTTGTACGGGGATGCCTACCTTACCGAAAATCAGTCCGTCCTCCAGCGGCTTGATGATGTCCTGAATGGACAACGGAATCATACCTCCGCTCTCCAGCGTGTCGGTGGTCACCGCGCTCGCCTCACGTTTCAGGATAAACTCTCTCTTCTTGCCTTCCACCAGCATCTCTCGCAAGATGTCGTTCTTGCTGCGCTGCGTCTTCGGCTGTTCCGCAATGACCTTGGTCAACTGTTCGTTCATGGTGATTTCTCTCGACAGGCGGTCGAACTCATCGGACAGTCTGGAATACTCCAGCTTCTCCTGCTCGTTCATCTCGCGGCGTTCCGCGTGTGCCTTGTCTTCCATCTCATTCAGGCGGACGTTCACGGTCTCGCGCTGGCTGATCAACTCATTTCGCTTGGTCACCAGTTCAGTGACCGTCATTTTCTTTGCTGCTCCCATAATAAATATTACCCTTTAAAATTCGCTAATCTGTTTCTTCTGTACTCGCGGCGTGCCATCAGGTCCTTTCCGCTTTCCTTCTTCTCTTCGTTCTTCTTGAGACTGATGCCGTGCGCCTCCACCTCGCGTGCCGACACCGTTGTCTGGCTGAACGCCGGGTCACTCGCGATGGTCATTTCCATCACCTCGCTAATCTTCTTGACGTGACGGATGATCACCCCGTCGGCATCCTTCTCATAGGACACGTTGTTCGCCTCGTCCGTCCAGTAGGTGAACGAACTGCCCGACAGGTTACCCAGTCTGACCAGCTCCAACGCCGTATCACCGTCGGCCGTGTGCGGTGCCTCGAACTCGTACTTCACGCCCTTGTCGTCCACCGACAGTCTGAGCGTGCCCTTGCCCTTGTTGCTCCGCGCCAGCAGCCTCTCTCTATTGTGCCAGATGGTCATCTTGATGTCGAAGCCTTTCAGGTCCTCGGCCGTCACCGCTCCTTTCTCGATCACCTCCCGGTACGCATCCCAGTAGTCACACATCAGCACTGACTGCTCGTCGAACACGATGGCGTAGCCTTCAATGGTGCGGGATTCACCGCCTCCCTCTGCCTCGCGCAAACGTGGTTGGAACAGTTGGCCGCTGCCGTGTCTGGTCTCTTCGTTTCTCTTTTCCATCTGTTATAACTTTTACGAAAACTTCTACACTTAACCGACAAATCATGTTGTTTAGCATACCTAAACAAGTTTGACGTACGGTTTTACCATCACATCGTAACTGTATGGCACGCAATTCTGCGCCACTGACGAAACAACCTCTCTGTTTCTGTACAGGTGCGCCGCCAGCATCATCACCGCCACCTTCAACCGCCGCGGGAAGTAGTCGGCTGTGATTTCGTCCGGTATGTCGGCCTCATCCTCCCGTTCCATCCATCCCCGCTCCAGCAGTTCGCGCTCCGTGCGCCGTGTGTCGCTGATGACCTGCCTCTCTGCCGCATCGCCGTACGTCTCTATCAGGCTGTCCTCCTCGTCGAAGTCGACACGCATCTGTTTTTTCAGTTCCTCTAACGTCACATATTTCATTCCTCGTCCTCCTTCCTCTCTTCCATCCATTGTTCGAATCCGTTGTCTATGTACGTGGCCACTACCGTAATCGTGCCGTCCGTCTTGGTGCGGTTGAAGGAATCCACTGAGTAGACCTTCTTGTCCCAAAGCAACCGGCATCGCTCGTTCATCACTGCGTTGTCCCTCATGGTGACTGTGACGCTGTGCTTCAACCATTCCTCTCCGGACGTGATGACGCTGCTCCCCTTGGCGTAGACGACACGTGCCCATACGGTCTTCACGTCCTTCCAGTCAATTTTCAGTTCGCCGTACACGCCCCGCTCGCTCTCCGGCGACAGGATATGCACCCGCTCCGTCATGCTGCCCGCTATGATCATGGCTCGCCTCCTTCCCCTGACGGTGCGGCTGTGTCCGCTCCGCTCAACTTCGGACTTCCGATGGGCGCAAGGTTGACGGACAGGTACACCTCGTCACCGCCCTCGATGGGCTCGCGGTCGTTCTCGCGCCGGATGTCGTTCACGCTGCACTGTCCGTTGCTGATGCGCGTGCTTTCCCACTTGCTGCGGCTCTCCAGGTCCAAAGCGTAGATGGCGTGAATGTCGAACACGTAGCGATACTCTCCGTACATCTTCTCCGGTACCAGCTTGGCGTTGAACTCGCGCTCTATCTCGGTCACAATCGGCTGCAAGGCCTCGGAGTAGAACTGAATGTTGCTCATCTCGGTGCTCTTGTAGTTGCTGTTCGTATCATCCATCAGTTTCGAAGGCGGCACATTGAAGAACCTGGCCACCTCTCGGATAGTGAACTTTCTCGAATCCAGGAACTGCATGTCTGCCGAACTCATACTGATGGGCGTTAGCTGCCCGTCGCCTGCCACCGATATGATGTCCGCTCCCTCGTTCAGTCGCTGCTGCATGTCGTCCACGAGGGCCTTCATCTCATCGTCCTCGTAGGCACTGAACGCCGGTGCGGTCTTGTTGTTCTGCAGGATGGCCTTGAATCGTCCTCCCGTGGCGAAGCGTTTTTCCGTCTCCACGTCGGCCGTGGCAGCGATACCCAGCGTCAGGGCTGCGTAGTGGATGGTGCTCAGTCCCCAGTACCCTCCATCCATGCACACGTTCTTGATGTGGATGACCTCGTCGGAAGTGAACACGCCGTTAATGCCGTTGATGTAGTCGGTGACCGTGTACACGTCCTGCAGGTCATCGTACACCGCGCAGCCTGGCCGCACGAGCTTCAACTCCTGCACTTGCCCGTACACGTCGCGCACCGGCACGATGACGGCGTTACCCGTGAGCAGCACCTGCGCCACCATGTTCTTCATGAAGGTGTAGGCGTTCATCCGCTTGTTGGGCCGCACGGAAAGCAGATAGTTTATGTGCGCCCCGTTCCTGTCCTCGTTCAACTTGAAGTAGCCCTTCACGTGGTCGTATCTGCGGTACTGCATGGTCATCACGGCCACGCCTGAACTGATCAGCGACACGGCACGGTACACCGACGCGATTTTCATGGCGCGTTCCTTCGAGCGTACCTGCACCGCACTGGTCTTGTACGCTCCGCCCGACACCTTCACCGGTCCCTGAGCGTCCGCCGTGGCCTCACGTCTGAATAAAATGTCCCATATTTTTCCCATATTTTCACATAAAAAAGTAGTGTAAAGAGCCTCATCGCCCTCTACACTACCGCCAAAATATGCCTTTTAGCATACTTTTACTGCTTGTAATTATACATTGCTCCCAGATTCATCAG